TTTAGGACGCCAGGGTACGGAATGTCTCTTGGCGGCGTAAACCCGGTGTCTGGTGAGTATCTGGGTTCTCTGGAGTTCTAATATGGCAACCGATATCGTCCAATCCCTGTTTGGCGTGACGCCAGAGATGTACCAGCAGCGCCAAGCTACTGCGGCTGACGATCGTGCGCTGGCTCTGGCGCAACTCAACCCCATGCAGCGCGCTGAGTTCAACATTGGTCGTGGAGCGTATGGCCTTGCTGGCGCACTGGGTGGGCCTGACCCCGAGTTGCAGCGCATCAGCGCTCGTCAATCTATTGCTCGTCAGATTAATTTCAATGATCCTGCTTCAATTCAGCAGGCAATGACCACGCTCCAACAAGCTGGTGACATTACTGGAGCGATGCAACTGATGCAAGTTGCTGATCAAGCAACGCAGCGTCAAGTTCTCCAGGCAGAGCGCGACCAAAAGGCACGTTTACTTCGTCAAACGCAGTTGGCCGAGCGTGTTGCTAGGAGCGCGTATCAACCTGGTGGTGAGGCTGCTTTCTATGGCAAGCCAACTGGCGAGGCTCTGTATGACGATGAAGGCAACCTGAAGCCTGGCGCTGGAGTTACGCAATCAAGCTTTGACGTACGCCGAGTGACTCCTGAGCTTATGGCTCTGGGCGCTCCTGGCATTGCACAGTTGAAGGCGCTGACAGAGGCCCAAAAACTGATGCAACCTGAAACTGTCAGCATCAAAGAAGGCGAAACTCTTTACAGCGTTCCGACCACGCCTGGCGGAGAGTACAAGCCGGTTGTCATGGGCGGAGCCAAGCCGACTCCGTTCACCGGAGATATGGCTAACGCGGCAAATATTCTTTACAGAACCACTGACCCCGCAAAGATTTACAACCAGTTCGGGCAGGCTGGACTTGATGCTGTTGCCAAGCAAGCCGAAAGAATTGCTGAAGGTAAACGCCCTGTCACTAACATTACAGCGCCTGTCACCATCAGCATGCAAAAGGGCTTTGGTGAAAACCTCACTGAAACCATCACCGGGAACCTGAAGGCTGGTCGTTCTGCTGTCTCGACAATGTCAACTGTTGAGAACATGAAGACGCTTCTTGATGAAGGCGTCAGAACTGGCTTTGGCCAGGAGACATTGCTTAAACTCGGTCAAGCGGGTCAGTTGTTTGATCCTAACTTCAACACCAAAGGGCTGGCGGGTCAAGAAGCATTCCAAGCCTTCTCGACTCAAATCGTGCTGCCGCAGGTCAAGCAACTTGGTGCTAACCCGACAGATACTGACTTAAAGTTCATTGTGACTGGCTCGGCTGGCCTTGCGAAAACTGTTGAAGGAAACCGACTGCTGCTTGACACTTTGCAGTTGAAACTGCAACGTGAGCAAGATCTGGCTAAGTTCTCTAACCAGTGGCTTGCATCCAATAGCCAACTCGTTAAAACTGATCCTATTAGCGCACAAGCTAAGTTCAATACGGATTTCGACACTTACACGCAATCTAGCCCGCTGTACGGCCCCGCTTCTAACACGCTGCGTGCCCGGTATACGGCGCTTGGTGGCAATGTTCGCGGATCTGAGCCTGCACGGCGTGCGGCACAAGCTGGTGGTTTTAGCCGATAAGGAAACGACATGGCATCCTTGAATGACCAAATCCAAGAGTTCCGAGACGAACTTCAAATTTCCAAAGAAGAAGGCCGGCTAACTCCTGAAGGCCAGAAAATGCTTGACCAGCTTAATACCAAGAGCTGGTCTACAAGCGGCTTTGGTCAGTTCCTGCAAGGTCTATCGCTGAACTTTAGCGACGAAGCCATTGGTTCGTTTAAGTCTTTCCTTAGTCCTGGCCCCGCTCAAGTTGCAAGACAGATTGGGCGGATGGCCCCAGATCAACCTGCGCCTACTCCTCGTGAGGTTGGTGTTGCACTTGAGCGAATTGGTCTGCAAGAAACTGCCAAAGAAGCCCCGATTAGCAGCATCGCTTTAAACATTGCTGGCGGTGCAACTCCGGCCATCGTAACTCGTGGACGCGCAGCTCCTGGAGGAACTGCTGCTCAGATTGGTCTTGCCACTGCGGCAGGCGCAACGGCTGGATTGGGAGAGTCTGAGGCCGAATTCTTTAGCCCTGAGGCTGGAAAATCTAGCGCGATTGGCGCTGGAATCGGTCTATTCGCTTTGCCGGCTGGAAAACTTATTGGCATGGGGACTGGGGCTGTTTATCGTGGCGTTGTAAAGTCAATCTTTGACAACCCGCAGCGCCTCGGTACGGATGAGGCGCGGTCGTTGATTAAGCAAGCGCTGGTGTCTGATGTTGGTGGAGTCGATGAGGCAGTCAGGTTTGTTCTTGAGCGCAAAGGCAAGCCCTATGCTCTGGCAGACGTTGGGCCTAACACCAGAGCCTATTTGGATGCAGCCAACAGCATCCCTGGCCCCGGCAAGAAAGAGGCGCAGAACTTCCTGCAAGAGCGCGACAAAGGAATGCTCGCTCGATTGACGAGCGATCTGCAAGTTGCATTTGGCTCTAAAGCAGCTTTCTTTGATGAGTTCAACGCGCTCAAGACAGCCAGATCTACTTTAGGCGGCGCTCTTTATGAACGAGCACTGAAAAAAGACATTCCGGTCACGCCTGATCTGGTGTCTTTGATGGAGCGGCCTAGTGTGCAGGACGCTTATAAACGAGCCGTTAATCTGGCTCAAGAGCAGGGCGTTAAGTTGCCGGACGTTGTTATTGATAAGGGTCGGCTTGTGACTGCTGATGGAAAACCAGTCACCAGCATTAACAGCACGTTCCTTCACTTCATCAAGATGGGTCTTGACGATGTTGTTTACACTGGTAAAAGCCCAACAAGTGGGATTGGAAATACATTACTTAGTAAGGTGAAAGACACCAGAACCGCATTCCTGAATCAGCTTGATGCGGCTAACCCGACCTACAAAAATGCTCGGCGCGTCTGGGCATCTGACACCGCAGTGATGGATGCGATGGAGGAAGGTCGAACCGTATTCAATAAGAGCGCGAAAGACGTTGACATCCTTCTCAACGACATGAAGACGATGACGAGGTCGGAGCTTGAAGGGCTGCGCCTTGGCGTTATGCAGAACCTTTTGGATCGGATGGGAGGCGCTCAGGCAGCGGCGACCATCGTCGGCCCAACCGGAAACCCGGCGCTCAAAATCATCAACGACCCCAAGAATATGCGTATCCTGCGGGAGACATTCCCCAAGGACGAAGCTGGCAACGAGGCGTTCTCCAAGTTCATCAATAACCTCAAATCTGAAGTTGAGATGAAGAGCACTTCTAAACAGGTGCTTCAAGGCTCTCAAACCGCAGGACGTCAACAGGCAATTGAAGACGTTCGTGCTGGTGGTCAAGCAATGCGAGACATGCCTGCCATGAGCGTCCAAGGCATTCTGATGCGCGCCTTGCAGCGCGATTACGCCCAGCTTGGCGATGCTCAGACCCGTGCTGTTGCCGATGAGATGACTCGGATTCTGACGACGACTGATCCTAAAAAACTGCAAAAGATCAGCAAAGAGCTTTCAAGCCGTAGCGTTTACGACATTGTCAGCAAGGACATCCCCGAGCTTTTGCCTGCGCTGGGCCGGGCTGTTCTTGGGCCGTATTCGGTTGGCTCAATGTCTGGCAACGTAGCCCCTAGCGTTGGTGGCGCTGCATCTGGATTGCTTGGCCCGATTCGATAAAGACTAATGAGCGACGAGAAGATCAACCACAACAGCCTGATCGAGAAGGTTCTCGGATACGTCGATTCCCCGTTCAAGCTGTTTGCCATTCTTTTGATGGCGATCTTCGCGTTCACTGGCTACTTCATTTGGCAGAACCAAGCGTTTTTGCTTGGAGCGTATAAGGAGCAGAAGAAGCTACCCGCCATCGCAGAGGATAGGGTCGAGGATGTCGCGGCGCACTTGTTTAAGAACACCGACGCGCAGGTTGTGGCGATCTTCAAGGTCAATCCGATGTTCGGAACTCGCGTACTGCATCGCGCGTATACGAAACAAGGGCGCGAGAAGGAGCACGAAGGCCTGGATGTCGGACTGTTCACCTCCAACATCGCCAATAACAGGGACGTTGTAGCACTCATGGCCGGCGAGATTCCGTGCGGGGAATACAAGACCGCGCAGTCCGAGATCGGGCTTTGGTACATGGAAAAGGGAATGACCTACGGGTGCCGTGTTGGCGTACCGCCAGAGCCTGGAAAGCTGGTTGGACAGATCACCGTAGGCTGGAAAGAGGAACCGCCGGATGTCGATGCGTATCGCGTCCTTTTGCAAATCGCAGCAACCATGTTGTCGAGGAGTAAACAGTAATGGATTGGCTCAAACAGATTGCACCTACCATCGCCACCGCGATGGGTGGCCCCTTGATGGGTATGGCTGTCTCCGCGGTATCCAAAGCGATTGGGGTGGAGCCTGACAAGGTTCAAGACCTCATCTCCAGCGGCAAGCTGACGTCCGAGCAGATCGCGCAGATCAAAATTGCTGAGATTGACCTCCAGAAGCAGGCCAATGAACTGGGGCTGAACTTTGAGGCTTTGGCCGTAGACGACCGCAAAAGCGCCCGCGATATGCAGGTGGCGACCCGTTCTTGGATTCCGCCTCTGCTGGCGGCGTCGGTGACGCTGGGCTTCTTCGGCATCCTAGCCATGATGCTGCTGGGCAAAGTGGACTCCAATAACCCCGCCATCCTGATGATGCTCGGCTCGCTTGGCACCGCCTGGACGGGCATCATTGCGTATTATTTTGGTTCTAGCGCCGGCTCTCAAGCCAAGACTGAAATGTTAGGAAAGAAATGAAAGAGAACTTCGACCAAGCTCTGGAAGCTATCCTTCACCACGAGGGCGGCTTTGTTAACCACCCCAAAGATCCTGGCGGCATGACCAACCTGGGCGTCACCAAGCGCGTCTGGGAAGAGTGGGTCGGCCACGAGGTGGACGAGAAGGCCATGCGCGCGCTGACGCCTGAGACCGTCGGCCCGATGTACAAGACCAAGTACTGGGACAAGATCAAAGGCGACGAGCTGCCCACTGGCGTGGATTACGCCGTCTTTGACGCCGCGATCAACAGCGGCCCAGGCCGAGCCGCCAAGTGGCTCCAGACGACCGTAGGCGCAGTTCCCGATGGCGCAATCGGCGCTGGCACGCTCGCCAAAGTGGCCGCAATGGACGCCGAGGAAATAGTCGAAAAGTACCAAGCCACGCGGCTGGCGTTCATGCAATCCCTGCCGACCTGGGATACGTTCGGCAAGGGCTGGGGTCGCCGTGTCACTGAAGTGAAAGATGCGGCGTTAAAAATGGTGTGATATGCCAAACAAACCCAACGCGCAGCAATCCAAGGAATTCGACGGGTTTATCCAGCACTGGCAGCGCGTCTTGAATCTCCAAGACTGGCGCATCGAGCGCGGCATCAAATCCGCTCGTGGCGCTATGGCCAGCGTTGAGTGCGACAGCCCTGCCCGCTTGGCCATTTACCGATTAGGTGATTTTGGAGCAGAGGCCATCACCGAATCCTCGCTGTCGCACACCGCGTTGCACGAGGTGCTACACATCTTCTTGTTTGAGCTGATCCAGGCCGCGCAAGACCCCAAGGCCACGCCAGAGCAGCTCGACAGCGCCGAGCACCGCGTGATCAATGTGCTGGAGCGCGTTTTAGGGGGCATAGATGGCCACAGTTCTGACTGACGACGAGTTTCTTGAACTGTGGAACCTCCACAAAAGCGCCGCGAAAATCGCAAAAATTACCGGCATCAACGAACGAAAAGTACATTCGCGCCGTCGCGCGCTTGAGCAGAAGTACAACCTCGTTCTTGTCGCTAACGATAAGCGGATGAATGCGTTTGGGAAAGAGGCAGAAAACCACGCAGCACGCTATCACCTGGGTATCGAAAATGGTACGGTGATCGTCTTCTCTGACGCGCACTTCTGGCCCGGCCTTCGCTCCACTGCCTTTAAGGGCCTTCTGTGGGCGATTAAAGAACTCAAGCCCAAAGCTGTGATCAATAACGGCGACGCCTTTGACGGCGCAGCCATCAGCCGCCACCCGCGTATCGGCTGGGACAGCAAGCCTAGCGTCGTGCAGGAGCTGCGGGCCTGCGAGATGTACTTGGGCGAGATCGACGATGAGGCCAAGCGGGCGTATAGCAAAGTTAAACTGGTCTGGACGCTCGGCAATCACGACGCTCGCTTTGAGAACCGTCTAGCCAACACCGTGCCCGAGTTCATGGCGGTTGGAGGGTTTACCCTTAAAGACCATTTTCCGGCCTGGATTCCGTGCTGGAGCTGCTGGCCGACCGAGGATGTCGTCGTTAAACACCGCATGAAGGGCGGCGTTCACGCCACGCAT